CTGTGCAGCGCCGGAAGCACAGCCCGACGATGGCTGGCTGGATGTATATATCATCCGCAAGGTGAGCCGCGTGACCATTGCAAAGCTGCTGGGAATGTATAAGAGCGGCAAGCACTTCCAGAACGGTCAGCTCGTCAGGGCTGCAGAGCCGTATTTCATTTACCGCCGCGCAAAACAGGTGAGCCTGCGCGCTGCGGATGGCCGCGGGCCGATCGTTGCCACGGCAGACGGCGAATGCGCACCCAAGGAGCAGATCACTGTACAGGTACAGCCGCTGGCAGGGCGCATCCTTCTGCCAAAGCCTGCTTTTGAGCGCTTTGCAGCGCAGAGGACGGCACAGAGTGCAGACCGAACATGAAAAACCAGAAGAAGAGACAGCTTTTTTGTCCAAGAAGAAAGCTGTCTCTTTTTCGCTGTACGGCTGATTTTTTCATCTGTCATAAATTCTTAACCTAGGGGATGAGGATTTTTATGGATTTATAAGAACGCAGCTGCATATTTTCAGATTTGAAAAAAATGTGGAAAAAGTGTATGGAATGCGTTCCATTCATACACTGCTCATACAATGAAATGCAATATAAAAATTACGTAAAATATAGAAAAAATACATAAGGTGAACGATAAGGCGGACACACAAACTTTAATGAATCTTTTCGATCTCGGAGCGGAGCCATTCGATGCTGCGGTCTGTATATACACGTTCTGTAAGGTCTGCAATTTGGTGGCCGATAATGCGCTTTATGGCGTACTCATCGACGTTGGCGCGCTTGGCCATGGTGACGAATGTTTTGCGGCAGTCGTGCGTATGATGCCGCGAGTCGAGTGCAAGACGGTTGATGACGACCTTGAACTGACGGGCATATAATTCGTAGTAAATAAAACTGAAGTCGCCTTCTACGAAGGTTTGAATACTGAACAGCCGTGGAGATTTGAGCCTTTCGGCTTCGCGATAGTGCTTCTCGACAAGCGGGTAGATGAGGTGGTGGATGGGAACGATTCGGTCTTTTCCGGCGTTAGTTTTTGAACCACCTCGGAAGGTTTGCTCCTCGAGGCTTACATTGGAGAGCTCCAGCTTTATGAGCTCTGAGGCACGCCAACCGGAGTAGCATTGGATCAAAATGATGTCTATGTAAATATTTGTTCCGGCAGCGCCCCACAAGATCTCCAACTCCCGATTCGAGAAACTGAAGTGCGGATATTTTTCAGTTGCCTTTTCTTCGGCAGACGGTTCGGGGAGGTTGAACATTCGCGCATAGTTCTTATCGGTCATTTCGTACTCGACGGCGTAATCAAACATCTGATTGAAGATCTTTTTCAAGGTCAACTGAATGTGATAGGTCGTGTGGTGTGTTATTCCGCGTCGGTCGACAAAGGTGCCGTTCAGCAAGGCATTCTTGATATGAGGGATTCTAACAGTGCGCACCGGCATATCGTACAAGTCGTTTGCGTACTTCCATGCGCTATTGGTCGAGGTGATATTTCCACTGCATACTTTTTTGGTGTATTCGTCGATCCAGCGCTCGTAAAGCTCCTGCATGGTTAGGATCTGCGTCAGGTCGTAGGGACACTTGTTATATTCCATGAGGGCTTTATAAGCATCGTTATAGGTTTTGAAATAGGCGACAGGCTGCAGGAGCTTGACGATGGGTTTTCCATCAGGATTGACTCCTACGGTGACCATTACACGAAAAGGCTTACGAAGATTGCGTCCGCGCAGCTCGGTGATTTGACCGAAACCGTTGGGAAGTCTGGCGTGACGCCTACGGGACTTGCGAACTGTACTGACGAGGCCGGAATGCAGCGGAAAGCCGCAATGAGGGCATATGGGCGCTTTGTCACTGACTTGCATTTCGCATTCTGGACAGGGTTTTAGCATAAGAACCTCCTTTAATTTTTACAGAATCGAATAATTCCAAATGAAAAAGCTCGGATGACCGGGCTTTTTCTATTGTGAGTCATTCTAGGTTAAACGATTCCCACAGACTTGTCAATGCTGCGCCGCAAACTAAATAAAATACGGCACGCAGTCGACCGGTTTTGCCATTATTATCTTTTCATGCCTAAGACGTATCTGGATGCGCTTAGAGTAACATAAAAGGAGTACGATAGTATGGACAAAGCTAGGTTAAAATTGGGTGCTGTTCCGGTGAGGGTGGCAGCAAAGGTCTACGGACGTGATCCGGCATGGGTGAGAGCTGGTATCATTGCCGGATGGCTGCCGATTGGGGAGGCCACAAGAAACGGCAGGCGCGTGACCGATCTCAAGGAAATGAGCTCAAAATACGGGAGAATCAATTATTATATTTCGCCGAAGCTTCTTTTCGAGCAGACAGGCTACGAATGGAGGGGTGAAGAATGAAAAGAGAACGCGCGCAGCTGTCTGCCAAAAACCCCTGCCACATCCCGAAACATCGTTACTACGAACTGAAGCACTTCTGCCTGCAATACCCGGACTGGAAAAAGGCACTGGTTTTACTGGACGGTTGGAACACCGAACCGCGTGGTATTCCGGGCATCATCAAGGGCAGGCCACCGGAAAGCCCGACAGAGCGGCAGGCCATCGCGAGATTATATTATTCCGGTCAGATCGCAATTGTTGACCGCTGCATTGAAAAGCTGGACCCGACGTTGGCTCCTTTTATATTGAAAGGCGTGACGGAAGGAATAGGCTTTGAGAAGCTGCAGGCGGCAAGGGTGCCCCTGCTGCCGGGAAATGTACTACGAATATTACAGATATTTCTTCTGGCTCCTGAGCAAGGAACGGCAGTGACGCGAAAAAATCAGCTTCTATTATGGAAGAAGATGGATATATGCTGGTAGATACCAGTGGTAAGACACGAAGGCGAATGGACGATTCCATTCCTGCCAAGGATCGGTTTTAGATGGGCCGACCTTTGATGACATCTTCTTTTATTTTTTTGTCCGCGAAAAATTCGTCCGCTATTATGGAAAAATCCAATTACTGAAACTATAAAGGAGAGATATTTTATGGCAAAGGTTTATACGATGGGCGAACTGGAACGAGCAAGAAAAAAGGCTCAGATTCGGGAGTGGGTTCAGGACAAGAAAGATAAGGCTACGAACTGGTGCTATGCGCACAAGAACGAGATTCTTACTTATGGTCCTGTGGTCGTAAGCGGAATTGCAGCAGGAGCAAAAATGCTGTCGAAGCATACGGCACAGGCCAAAGAGCAGGATCTGAAGGACTTGTATGTGTATAGTCACAGGACGGGGCACTATATCAAATTGCGTCGAAAACTCAAAACATCCGAGTGGGCAGAATTTGATCGTAGGAAGCGTGCCGGAGAGAACGAATATGATATTCTCGCTGCCATGAAGGTATTGGGTTAAAGGTACAGAGCCGTGGAGAAATCTGCGGCTCTTACTTTTTTGACGCGAAAAAATCAGCCGCCTTTATGAGAAAGGTGGTATGAACAATGTTTAGTCTGATCGTTGCAATTTTGATCGTTGTGCTGCTGGTCAAGTGTATTGGCTTGGTAGGGGCAAAGACGGAAGAGGTGAAACAGAGAACAAAGAAGAAACACTGAAAATCAAAATGGAGCTTATGGGAAAACCATAGGCTCTTGTTTTTTTTTCGCAGACGCGAAAAATACAGCCTCCTTTATGGAAAGAAATGAACAAATTTAGGAGGTATTTTACTATGCTGAAGAATGTTATTAAAGGTTTTGAGGAAATGATGAACTGTGTTCTGACCGCTATGAATGAGTCGCTGAGCGATCCGTATGCGGGCTGGAACGAAGGGGAAGAACTCCTCATGCTGAACGAGGTTCGGTGTGGTATCCGCTAATGGATATTCTGACCGGAAAACGGGCGTATGGAAACATGCGCTCTTTTCTTTGACGTTTCGGTGCAGGCGCGAAAAATACAGCCTCCCTTATGGAAGGAGATAGCTCAGTTGGCAGAGCGCTGCTTGATTGCAGAGGTCGTGGGTCCGAATCCCATTCTCTTTCTTTTTTCTATTCTAGAATAGAATGTTGGCGCGAAAAACGCATTGTCCTTTATGGAAGGATGTCTTCCGAAGAACGAAAGGAGAAATGCTATTATGGCAAAACGAGTAAAGACGAATTATGACCGCGGGTACGTGAACGCTATGGATAAGATCCGCGTGTTCATCGAAAGCAGCTCGAAAGTGATGTATGTCGATACACGCGAGTATAAGAATGCTGAGACGGCACGCTGTGCTTACCGGAACGCGATCGCGCTGGTGCGGGCAGGAGAAATCGTGCGTGTTACTTGCAACCGCAATGAACTTTTCCTGATTCGCAATGACATCTGAGGCGAAATGGAGCTTACGAGAAATCGTAGGCTCTTTTTTTCCGCACGCAGGGGACGGGTTCCTCTACTATATTATTAAAAAGGAGAATTACAAAATGGACGCAAAACTGTTTCTGATCGTTTTCATCTGCATTGCTGCACTGGGGTTGGTGCTGGGTATTGCCATCGGTTTCAACCTGAGCGAAGGCCAGAGGTGTGTCGGTGATCTTGTGATCGCACCCGGTGACGAGGATGCAGACCATTACATGTTCCTGGACCTTGCAAAAAGTCCGGAAACTCTGGCAGGGAAAGAGCGGGTGATGCTGAACATCAAAATGATCCGGACGCGAAAATAACGTGGTGTTCTATGGAGGAGACTCCAGAATGATATTTTGTAAAGGAGATTTTTCAAAATGGAAAACTACGAAAACAAAGAATTGCTGAAAGACGCGGCGAAGAAATCGCTGGAAAGTCTTAAGGATCTGAAGCCGGGTACGGAAGAGTACAATACGGCTGCAAACATGGCATTGAAGCTGTACGATATGCAGCTCAAGGATGAAGCGCAGGAAAACGAAAAACAGCTGAAAGAGGACGAGGCCGTGCGGAAAGTGCACGAACTGGAACTCGATCAGGATAAAGCGGAGAAGGCGCGCAAACTTGACTGGGCAAAAATCGGCATGAAGGCACTGACGTTTGCAGGCACGATTGGCATGACTGTGTACTGGTCGATCTGCGAGGCGGGCGGCGTGACCCAGCTGTCGAGAGCAATCGGCGAGGGAGTACATGAGCTGAAGAGAGGCTTTACGGAAAAAGATTAAAAGGAGGAACCGAGGAGGGTTCGTGGCGAAAGCTGCGGACTCTCTTTATTTTTTATGCGATACCACGATAACGCCCGGCCGCAGGAGTGGACGAACTACTATGGGAGCGTCTACCGCTGCAACCATCCTGTGTACCGGGTATGCACCTTGTATAAAGAGCGCAGCAAGGGCCTGTGCGTGATCCAGCAGCGCTACAACGAGAAAAGCAAAGCGACCTACTGGAGCGCCATAGACCCATGGCTGACCGATAAGATCTACCTGCATGATGGGTTCAAGGAATACTTTGACAGCCACGCCAAACGAAAAAATCAAAACGGAGAATATCCTACCGTGACCGTGCGACAGATCATGTGGGCGCTGCGGATGAAGCCCCTGAAAAAAGAGCGCTGGGAGACCGTGTTTGACAGAAGCACGATTTAGGACGCGAATTTTACAGGGTGCTTTATGAGACGAGTTACGTCTTAACATTTATATTTTGGAGGTATGAACTATGAAACGTAAAAATGAAGTAAATTGCACGGCCCTTGGTATGTCGAACATGTCAAGGATTATCCGTATTAACCGTGCTGGCGCAGCTGGTGTGGCTTTTACTGCAGTGGGATTGATTCTTTCTGCAGTGAGCTATGCCACTCACATGCGCGGAACTATATGGCTTCTGACCAATGATGATGATACAGAAGGCCGGGCTGCTATTTACAAGGCTTACGATGAAACAAAAGCCAAATGGACTGACAAAGAGTAACTCAAATGCAGGAGCCGTGGAAAAATCTGCGGCTCTTTCTTTTTAAAATGGAGGTTGGACGATGAAACTCAGAGTGATTTTGTCAAAAGAAGTTAACACTGCTCTTAAAGCGCCAAAACGCCCGGATCGAACCGTTGACATGCAAATGGTTGAAGATATTATCAAGGACTTCTTTTTGTACGGCTGGTATGTGCAAGAGCTAATCTTTGATTCGGAAGAAATGCGAAACTTTGACAATATCGTTGATGCGTTCAAAAAATACATCGATAACGAGAAGCTTTCATGCACGCTTATTCAAAGAGGGTGGCGAATTTTTCTTAGGAATGACAGCATTCCGGTTTCTGAAATCGAATATTACGGAAAAGCGATACGGAGAGAAGGGAAAAAGTGCAAGTCCTAGAAATCGTAGACGCGAGAAAAACTTGCTCTATTATGAAGGAGGTGAGAGTTATGGAATACCTTCTGGCAAAGAGCGACAGACAGCTCGGTATTTGCCTGAGAATGCTGTACGACGAAGGATACAAAGGTTTGGTTGTTGAAAGTGTGATAAACGCTAAGAACCGAATGGAGTTCCACGTCAAGGTTATGGCTGACGAAGACAAGATGGCGAAGTTGAATGACCGCTACCAGACGTTGATTTCCTAAATCTTACTCTGGAGGGCAAAAGATCTGAAACATGGTCTTTTGCTTTTGTCCGCGCCATGCTATAATGAAACAAAGGGAGGCGAAGAGCGTGAGAGTGACATCGCACATGATTGTTCCCGTGAAGAAAAACGGCAAGTGGACGACCTATATCAAAGAGTTTGAAGAAGATATTCCAGATTTGGGACGACACTGCCTGATGTGCAATTCCTGCGGCGAACCGAGCTATCCCGAATGCATGAAAAAATGCCCGGTGGAGCGTGATCGTGTCGAGCGCGAACAGAAGAAAGCACAGGAGAAAATTGCCAAACATAAGGTCGAGATTGATATTTTGACCGGGCTGGTTCGTGATGGTTTGCTGAAAGTGGAAGACGCTGCGCCGCGTGTGGAAATGACCGTGGAAGAATTTGAAGCGGCGATGCCAAAATGATATTTGAACCAGAGAGCTTACGAGAAATCGTAGGCTCTTTTTATTTTGTCCAAACGCGAAAAAATCAGCTTGCTTTATGGAGCAAAGACCATGAACAAAGGAGAATACTATGCGAGAAAACAAATTTTGGAACTATTCAATTACGATTGGCAACATGATTGTGACATTGGCATTCGGACTTGGAGTGGGTCTTGTAGTGCTGTTGTTTGCATTGATTGTGCGATCGATTCTTAGCAAGAAATGACAAAACAAGGTACGAACTGAACTTGTCTTTGTTCCGGAATTGAGCCGTGGAGAGATCTGCGGCTCTTTCTTTTTGGCATGGCGCGAAAAAATCAGCTTGCTTTATGGAGGTAAGAGGGCTTTATCGAAAGGAGAAATTACTATGATGAAAGCTATCAAAAACTTTATGAAGAAACCTATTACTTGGGGCGACAGCTTTAAGTGGAGCGGTATTGTTCTGGGACTGTATGCAGCAGTCATCGGGACAATTGCTGCTTACGAGAAGTGGATCACTTATAAGGACAAGGCAGAGAGGCTTGATAAATACAATTCATTCAGAGATATGGATAATCAAATCTGAAAGATCACGCCCTCTTATCTTTTTGAAAATGATATTTTGGAGGTCGAACGCTATGGAGGACATTATGCTGATCCGGTCAAGTTTTATGCGCCGTATCATTTCACAGATCATCAACAAGGCCTTGAAGAAGCAGACACCCGGTGTAGAAGTGGAGCTGAAAGAAGCTCAGGTGAACTGGGTGGACAAGGAGCAGAAGCTGCGGGTACATCTGGAGTTGGATGCGGATATAACGAAGGCTCAGCTGAATGATATTCTGAAAAAAGCTGGAGTGCTGTGACGCGAAATTTTCAGTGTGCTTTATGAGATGATTAGTCTCAGATTTATATTTTGGAGGTATGAACTATGAAGAAACTGGTGAAGGTTGCTTTGGGCGCAGTGGCGTTTCTTGGCATTACCGAGTTATTCTGCGTTGAAACCATTGCAATCATGTGGAGAAAGCTTATGATGCGCAATGATGATTCAGCGGCAGATGCACTCGACAATGCGATGAAAGCAGGCCGAGCAAACTGGGAGCTGAAGCTGTATGAATTCCTGAAAACAGATCAGGCCGAAAGGTATCTGAAGCGCTAATCGAAAGCGGAGCTTACGAGAAATCGTAGGCTCTTTTATTTTTCAAAATGGAGGTTTGGCAATGAAACTGACGAAAACATGCGCAAAGTTTCTGCGCAAACATGGCGGGACAATCTTGGCAATTGGCGCTTCCGCGGGTGTGGTATTGACTGCCATCGAAACGGGTAAGGCGAGTATCAAGGCAGAGAAGCTCATGGCGATGAACTCTGCAGAGCCTTCTTATACCATGAAAGAAAAAGTACAGGACTGCTGGAAGTTTTATCTGCCTGCCGCGGCACTTGGTGCGGGGACTATCGCGTGCATCCTCGGCTCCAATGCACTGAACAAGAAGCAGATTGCGAGCCTGACCGCTGGCTACATGGCACTTGGAAAGGCGTATCAGGAGTATCGGCAGAAAGTGATTGAGAATTTTGGTATCGAAAAAGAAGCCGAGATTCACGATCAAATCAAAGAAGAAAAGCTTCCGGAAGTCCGTGAAAAGATGGAAGAGGAGAAGCTGCTCTGCTACGAGCCTATCTCAAAAAGATATTTCCATGCCACCGAGATCGAATTGACGGACGCTTTTTACAATGCAAATCGGTATTTTGCATTAAACGGCGAATTGTCAATGAACGATTTCACTTCCTATCTGCCGGGGTTGGACTTCACGCCAGAAGGGGATACACTGGGGTGGTGCGCAGAATACCTCGCCAATGAGTGGGAGTATTGCTGGATTGACTTCAACTATTATAAGCAGACGACCGATGATGGACTGGAAGTCTACTATGTAGAAGCATTTCAGGAACCCATTAAAGAATTTCTGGATTATGATGTTATGAAACGGCATTTGGATTATAAAGGAGTTTGACATTTATGAAGAACATTAACTGGTGGAAAGTTGCATCTATGGCAATGCTGGCAGCAAGCGCAATCATGGGCTTTGGTCATGACCTGATCGAGGATAAAAAGACCGAGGAAGACCTGCGGGATATGGTTCAGGAAGAAGTTCGGCGGCAGTTAGCAGAAAAGAACCAGTAAACGCGAAAAATACAGGCTCCTTTATGGAAGAGAAATCCAAACTGACAAACAAAGGAGATTGATATTTATGTACAACCATGATTATTATGCAACTCTGGATCAGGCAATGGTGAAGCAGCTGAAGTACACTGCACTGAACATCCTGCGGACGCTGGTCGCGATCGCACTATATCTGTTCTTGCAGCCGGTTCGGCTATACGAATACATTGAAGACTGTTTCCGGATGGAGCGTGAATGTGACCGTGAGGAAACGATTCGCTTCGAGAATTTGAAACGAACTGGACACATCTGACGAAAGCGAGGGCTTACGAGAAATCGTAGGCTCTTTCTTTTTTATATTTTACGGAGGTATGAAAAATGAACCTGAAATCATTTGCAAAAGCGAGTCGGCAGATGCTGAATCGCAATGCATCCAAGATCCTGGCGGGCTTTGCCATCGGTGCAGGCGTCATGGCTGTAGGTTTCGCCATCGAGGCAACTCCGAAAGCGATGATCCTGCTGGAGGAAAAGAAGGCAGAACTCGGTGTCGAAAAGCTGGATGCAAAGACCATTGTCAAAACGGCTGGCCCGGTATACATTCCGACGGTCGTGAGCATGGGCCTTTCGACCGCGTGCACGATCGGCGCGCTGAAGGTGAAGAGCCAGCAGAATGCCGCGCTGGCTGCAGCATGCACGCTCTCGGAAACGGCTCTGCGCACCTACCAGAATAAAGTTGTTGAGACCATTGGCACAGAGAAGGAACAGGAGATTCGTGAGGCTGTTGCTCTGGATAAGATGGCAAAGAGTCCGGAGCCGGCAGTGATCCCGAATGCAAAAGGGGTCAAAACGGATGATATTTCCTATGACCAGCGGGTGAAATGCTGGGAAAGCCTGAGCGGGAACTACTTTTGGACCACACGAAATGCCATTGAACGGGCTATCAACGGGGTCAACAAGCAACTGCTCAGCGATTTTCGTGTGACCGAAAACGACCTGTTTGATTATCTGGGCATGGAACATAACCGAAACGGCGATCTGCTTGGGTGGGATACCGACACGACCATGGAAGTGGAAACGTTCTATGCTTCCAAACTTGATGAAGACGGAATGCCGTGTCTTGTACTGGATTACCGTACACCGCCCAAGTGGCTGGGCTATTGATTTTTTTTTTTCAATGCCCGGAACAGACGCGAAAAATTCACCTTGCTTTATGGAGGTAAAACTCCAACATTACAAAACTTTATATTTAAGAAAGAGGTAACAAAAATGGACGAAATGAATAACATGAACGAGACTACTGTCATGGAGAATGAGAACTCTGTGGAGGTTGTTCCGGAGGAGAACGTTCAGATGATCGAAAATGAGGAGACTTCGGGCATCGATCCGAAGCTTGTGCTTGGTGCGGCTGTGATTGCTGGTGCTGCCATTATGGGCGGTATCAAGCATCTGAAGAGCAAAAAGAACAAGCCGGCGGATGATAAGCCGAAGACCAAGAAGAAGATCCATCTGCGTGCACCTTGGACGATCACCGAGGAGACCGTTCCCGAAAAGACGGAGGACGCTGATAAGGAAGTTGTTGAGGAACCTTCTGACGAGGAAGAGTAATGTTTGGTAAGGCGAGAGCTGTGGAGAAATCTGCAGCTCTTACTTTTTTTGCTTTTGAAAGGGGAAAGACATGGCACAAGTAGATATGCCGAAGTCCAGCATTGGCCAGACGCCGACCGAGCCGAAAAAGAAGCTTGAGAAGGTCGTCAAGGGTAAGGTGGCGGTGAAAGAGCAGAGCGATATGCAGAAGATCGCATCACAGTTTCTGGCCGAAGACCTGAAAACGGTGAAAGACCGTATCCTGACCGATTACCTGCTGCCGATGCTCAAGAACGGTGCATGGAGTATTCTGAACTCTGCGTTCAGCATTGCACTCTGGGGTGAAGACCGCAGCCGCGGCGGCTCGAACAATTATTACGGAAACAACCGTGGGCAGCGCAACAGCTACGATGGCTATTATCAGGGCAGCCAGAACAATCGCCCGAACCCGCCGCCTGTACGCAGAAGTCTGCAAAATCTGGATTTCGAGAGTCGGGGTGACGCTGAGGACACTCTGGCGGGTCTCAGGGACGCACTGTACCGCTACCGGCAGGTTTCGGTGGGCGATCTGTGGGATCTGATGGGCGTGACAAACGATTCGACCGACTACAATTATGGCTGGTACAACCTCGATGATGCATTCATCAAAGGTATCCCCGGCGGATTCCGACTGATTCTGCCGCACACTGTACCGCTGCGCTGATAGAAAGGACTGATATTTTATGAAGTTTCTGAAAAACGTGAAAACTGACGAGTTCATGGCAACTGTGACCCGGACTGCCTCGAAGTATGGCTATAAGCTGAAGAAAGCAAGCCCTACCATCATGATCTTTGGTGCTGCTATTGTGGGCGTAGCAGCGACCGTCTCTGCCTGCAAGGCGACTGTGAAGGCTCAGGATATCCTGGAGGATCATAACGAGATGGTGAAGGCCATCCATGAGACCAAGGAAAAGGTCGATAGCGGTGAAATGATCCTGAAGGAAGGCGCTGCCTACACCGAGAACGATTACAAGAAGGACCTGACCACGGCCTATGTGCAGACCGGTCTGAAGCTTGCGAAAATCTATGCACCTGCAGTAACCATGGGTACGGTTGCACTCGGCTGCATGTTCGGCTCGCACCACATCATGACCAAGCGTAACGCCAGCCTGACTGCCGCCTACATCGCTCTGGATAAGGCTTTCAACGAGTATAAGGGCCGTGTGACCGATCGCTTTGGCGACCGCGTACAGCAGGAGCTTGAGCACAACATCAAGGCCGTTGAGGTTGAGACCACCCGGAAAAATGAGCAGGGTGTAGAGGAGACTGTCAAAGAGTATACGGATGTGGCAATGGCACACACCAGCCCCTATACGCTGATCTACGACGAGACTGTGAGCTCCTGGGATAAGGATGCACAGCTGAACATGTCCCATCTGATCCAGGCGCAGGCTGCTGCAAACCGGAAACTCCACCGCCAAGGCCATCTGTTCCTTAACGATGTCATTGATATTTTGGACCCCTATGGCAACGGTATGCATCACACCCCCGAAGGCCAGGTCGTCGGCTGGATCTTGAGCCCGGATGATCCTACGAAGGAAAATCGTGTGGACTTTGGTGTAACCAACTATGTTGAGAACAACGATGCGCTGAACAATTTCATCGACGGGTTCGAGCGCTCTGTCCTGCTGCGGTTCAACTGTGACGGTGTGATCATCGACAAAATCTGAGACTGATATTTTGGAGGGACTTGCTATGACCAGATACATTAAGACGCTTTCTTATCTGTTTGCTGCCATGGCCGGAGTGTGCTTTGTCTCTGGTCTGGCAGTTCTTTCGGAGTGAGGTGTACGATGGACAGTTTGGAAAACGCATTCCTGTTTCTGGACTATCTGACCGATACCAAGCGCAAGCGCCACATGGTGGGAGGCATTCTGATGAGTGTCTCCCTTTTCTTTGGCGGTCTGGCGTTTACCATGATGACGATTAAAGGAGAAGACAATGAATCGGACAATTCGTGATGTTTTGCTGTTTGGCGCAGGTTTTGCCGCAGGTGCGTACGTTATGCACACGGTCTTCCGTACGAAGTACCAGGAGTACGCCGATGCACAAATTGATGATGTGCGCGACCACTACCGCAAGAAGGAAGCTGATCTGGATACCATGATCGAAGAAAAGGCCCAGCAGAAGAGCATGGAGCAGCTTACGGGAAAGTACCGCACCGAATCCGACCCGGAAGATATTGTGACCCACGACCCCATTGAGATCATTCAGCCGGACGAGTTTGGTGACATCGACGACTATGAGACCCGCGGGCTGACCTATTATGCCGATGGCAAGCTGGTATTCGACGAGGAGACGATGCCTGTGAACGACGATGATATTCCGAACATCATCGGAACAGAGGCGCTGAACCACTTTGGCGAGTTCATGCCCAGCACGATTCATGTGCGAAACAACAACTATCATAAGGACTATGAGATCATTCAGGTTCGTCAGAACTGGGGCGACCTCTATCAGGAAGAGGAGGAAGAATGATATTTTCGGATCTTGGAGAACAGTATTATGACTGGCTCCACAAAATCGTGTGCGGCGAATGGGAGCCGAGAAATCTCTCGTTCCATCGGCTCCTCATGTACTTACATAATCGCGCTTATATTCCGGCCTGTGAAATGGACCAGTGTAGAGCAGAAGATGGTGTGAATCTGCGTTACCGTTTTGCCAGCGAATGCGATATTCCGTATGACAAGATCGATGCGGAGTTCCACGGTGTTCCATGCAGTATGCTGGAAATGATGGTGGCCCTTGCGGTGCGCATCGAAGAACATATTATGGAGGATTCCAGTGCAGGAAACCGTGTCGGGCAGTGGTTCTGGAACATGGTTGTCAGTCTCGGACTTGCCGCCATGGACGACAGCCGGTTTCACGAAGACCGGGCAGATTATATTCTGGACAGGTTTGAGCGCAGAGACTATGAATACAATGGTGCCGGCGGTCTCTTTACAGTGAACCGTCCGACCGAAGATATGCGTCGGCTTGATATTTGGTATCAGCTGATGCACTACCTGCAGGAAAACGAATTTTGAAAGGAAAATCAACATGGATATGACGAATATTATGTATGAATTGGTCAACACCAAAACTTCGCTGACCATTGCCGACCGTACCATCGAAACTCTGCAGAAGCAGAACCGGCGTCTGAACCGTCGGTGCCTGCGCCAGAGTCTGATGATCGCAGGGCTGACATGGCTCACCGTTACGGCCTGCAGGATGCTGAGCGAGAACGATAAGAAGCGCAAAGAGGCTGAGGAAGACGCCCGGCAGCTCCACGCGGAACTTGCTCATACGCAGCAGGTGTTGGACGATGTGAACCGCAAGAACGCCAAACAGTTCTGGACGGAGACCAGCACAATTGCGACGGAAGCCGAAAAAGATATCTGCTGCGATGGGAAGGCAACCATTACCAAAAATCCGGAATAAAATGCATAGAAAGGAGGAAGTCAGTTGCCGATGATTGATTTCCTGAGGATCGCCACGCGAACCGGAAAACACGGGGTGATCGAAGTGTACCCGAACTTTATCATCACCAAGTCGAAAGACCTGATGATCCGGGGTTCTGATTTCTATGCGATCTGGCTGGAAGAACGCGGCTTATGGAGTACCGAAGAGCAGGATGCGTTGCAGCTCATTGACCGTGAACTTGATATTTATGCAAACGAGCATAAGCAGTTTCTGGGCGATAATGTTCGAGTCTTACATATGTGGGATGCACAGTCTGGCATGATTGATATTTGGCACAAATATTGTCAGCGCCAGATGCGGGACAACTATCATACCCTCGATGAGACATTGATATTTGCAAACACCTCTGTCAAAAAAGACAGTTATGCATCCAAACGACTGCCGTACCCGCTGGAACAGGGGAGCATTGCCGCCTACGACGAGCTGATGACCACGCTGTATACGCCGGAGGAACGTGAAAAGATCGAATGGGCCATTGGTTCCATTGTAAACGGGGATTCCAAAAAGATCCAGAAGTTCCTTGTTCTGTATGGTCCGCCCGGAAGCGGCAAATCGACCATTCTGAACATCATCCAGAAAATGTTTGATGGATACTGGGCAGTGTTTGACTCGAAGGCACTTGGTTCATCATCCAATGCGTTTGCACTGGAAGCGTTCAAATCGAACCCGCTGATCGCAATTCAGCATGACGGCGATTTATCGCGTATCGAGGACAATACCCGATTAAACTCGCTGGTTTCCCATGAAACCATGATGGTGAACGAGAAGTTCCGCAGTGCCTACGCAAGCCAGTTCAAGTGCTTCATGTTTCTCGGTACAAACAAGCCCGTAAAGATCACGGATGCAAAATCGGGTCTGATCCGGCGACTGATCGATGTGGAGCCGAGCGGCGAAAAAATACCGGCAAAGAAATACCGCGACCTCGTAGGCAAGGTTGACTTTGAATTGGGTGCTATTGCGTGGTATTGCAAAGACGTTTACGAGAAAAACAAGCATCGTTACGACGATTATGTTCCGACACGAATGCTTGGTGCATCCAACGACTTCTATAACTTCATGCTGGACTCCTACTACATCTTCAAAAAAGAAGATGGCGTATCGCTGAAACGTGCCTGGGCAATGTACGACACCTACAATCAGGAGGCAAAGGTTTCATATCCTTACTCCAGGCGAGCGTTCCGTGAAGAATTGATGAACTATTTCTCGGATTACAAAGAACGTGCCGAGGATATGAACGGCGAACGGGTGCGCAGCTACTACAGCGGCTTCAAGTACGAAAAATTCAAAGAATTTCTGGAGGACCCTTCCCCCAGGGTTGATGCGGGAAATGACCCCCCTGCCTCCTCCTGGATCGAATTGAAGGAGCAGCATTCTCTCTTTAATGATATTTGCAAGGACTGTCTGGCGCAATATGCGAACGAAAATGGCACTCCCATGCAGAAGTGGGAGAATGTCAAAACCAGATTGACCGAGATCGATACAAAAAAGCTGCATTATGTAAAGGTCCCGGAGAACCACATTGTCATTGACTTTGATATTCCCGGCCCGGATGGGAGTAAGAGCTTTGAGCGCAACCTTGAAGCTGCTTCCAAATGGCCAAAGACCTATGCCGAGCTTAGTAAATCTGGTGCGGGCATCCATCTGCATTATATTTACACCGGTGATCCGGCTAAGCTAAGCAGGATCTACGATGAAAACATCGAAATCAAGGTGTTCACGGGAAAATCTTCTCTGCGAAGAAAATTGTCGAAGTGCAATGATATTTCCATCGCAAACATCAGCAGTGGCTTGCCGTTGAAGGGAGAAAAAGCAATGGTCGATGTAAAGCAGATCCAGAATGAGAAGCATCTGCGCATTCTCATCAAGAAAGCGCTGGCAAAGGAGATCAGCCTGTATACGAAGCCAAGTGTGGACTTTATTGCCCATGTTATGGACGAGGCATATGAAGGCAACGTCCCTTATAATGTGGATGACATGCGGAATGCCATCTTGGGGTTCGCTGCCAGCAGCACCAATCAGGCGGAGACCTGTCTGAAGATCGTGGCGAAGATGCACTTCAAATCGAAGGATGATATTCAGCGGGAGGCCCCTGCGGGGGAGGAAACGCCATTGATATTTTTCGACGTGGAGGTGTTCCCGAATCTGCTGCTCGTGAACTGGAAGTTTGCCAAGCAGGGGCCTGTACACCGCATGGTGAATCCTGCACCGGACGAGATCGAGAGCCTGACAAAGTATCGGCTGGTCGGCTTCAACAACCGCAAGTACGACAACCATATCCTTTGGGCCCGCATGATCGGGATGTCGGTGGAGCAGATCTATGCGTTGTCCAACCGGATCATCAACGAGCACACGGGCTTCTTTGGTGAGGCGTACAACCTGTCCTACACTGATATTTACGACTTCTCATCGAAAAAACAGAGCCTAAAGAAGTTTGAAATCGAATTGGGTATCAAGCATCAGGAGCTGGGACTTCCGTGGGATCAGCCGGTGCCGAAGAGCCTGTGGGACAAGGTAGCCGAGTATTGCGACAACGATGTGATCGCGACCGAGACCCTATTCTACTCGAAAAAGCGTCAGGCAGACTTTGTGGCACGTGAGATCCTGGCAGACCTTGCCGGCATGACGGTGAACGACACGACAAACTCGCTGACAACACGCATTATTTTCGGCAAGGAAAAACACCCCCGGCTGGTCTACACTGACCTTGCCACGGGGAAATCCGATGCAATCGTGGAAGTCGAGCCTGATATTTTGACGGACTGCAACATCATCAATGCCTTCCCCGGTTACGAGTGGGCCAAAGGTGAAGACGGCAAGTACCACAACATGTTCCGGGGCACAGACCTGGGCATGGGCGGTTATGTCTACGCTGAGCCAGGAATGTACACGAATGTAGCTTTGTTGGACGTTGCGTCGCTGCATCCGCATTCGGCTGTTGCCATGAACTACTTTGGTGAATACACCAAGCATTTCAACGACCTGATGGATGTACGAATCTACGTCAAACACGGCGAGTACGAGAAGGCAAAGGGGCTCTTTGGCGGCAAACTGGCAAAGTACCTCGATGATCCGCAGCAGGCAAAGGCTCTGGCGCAGGCGTTGAAAATCGCCATCAATTCGGTTTACGGGTTGACCAGTGCAAGCTTCGACAACCCGTTCCGCAACCCCAAGAACGTCAACAACATTGTAGCCTTGCGTGGTGCTTTATTTATGCGCACTTTGCAGGATGAAGTGCAGCAGCGTGGCTTTAAGGTGGCGCACATAAAAACGGATTCGATCAAGATCCCCGATGCGACCCCGGAGATCATTGCGTACTGCATGGATTTTGCGAAGAAGTACGGCTACACGTTCGAGCATGAGGCAACCTACGAGCGGATGTGTCTGGTGAACAATGCCGTTTATATTGCAAAGTATATGACTGCCGACCAGTGCGAGGCGCTTTACGGTTATATCCCGAGCGACTGCAAGGACGAAGGCGGCGAATGGACGGCTACGGGCACACAGTTCCAAGTGCCGTATGTGTTCAAGACTCTGTTCTCCAAGGAGAAGATCGAGTTCACTGACCTCTGCGAGACAAAGACCGTTTCCAAGGGCGCTATCTATCTCGACAAGAACGAAGATCTGCCTGAAGGCGAACACAATTATATTTTTGTGGGACGCGTGGGACAGTTCTGCCCGATCATGCCTGGAAAGGGCGGCGCTCTGCTGCTGCGGGAAGCGGGCCTGACGGATACCGGCGAACGGAAATATACTTCTGTGACCGGAGCAAAGGATTACCGCTGGCTGGAAAGCGAGGCGGTCTATCAGCTCCAGATGCAGGAGGATATCGACAAAAGATATTTCAACCGGGAAGTCGATGAGGCAGTTGAGGAAATCTCCAAGTACGGCGACTTCAACTGGTTCGTTGGTGACGATGGCGTTGCTCCCTGGACAGCACCGGATCTTCCATGGAGCGATACGCAGGAAGAAGCAGCAAGAAATTTTGACGTGAGGTGATATTTTATGGCGAACAAGCTGTGTGATTCCCAAGGACAACTGATTGGCTATATCGAAACCGTCGAGAAGAATATGCACGACGGCCTGACGAGAGTGATTCTTCATACTGGTCATGAACTCACATTTCTCCCGGGTGATCTGATCGCTGATCGGGGTGGTAATTTGAGTATTCGTTATGGAGGGTTCAATGCGGGTAAGAAGAACACTTCTGCTGCGAACACCGCTGCTATCAAGGACGTTATCTTTGCTCCTCCGGCCACGATCGTTTACTGGTCGGATGGCTCCAAGACCGTTGTGAAGTGCAGTGAGAAGGATGTTTTCGACCCGGAGAAGGGGCTGGCCATGGCAATCGCAAAGCGTTGCGGTGGCAACAAGGGCAACTATTACAAGGAAATCCAGAATTGGGTCGAGAAGAGCGGGAAAAAGTATCCCGGGAAGACTGCTACGCAGAAGAAAGCTGCCCCTAAGTCTAATCCCAATCGAGAATCTATGAAGAAGTGGATTTCCAAGGCCAATGAGGACTGGAATGAGTGCCTTAAAGCCAGCGCAAATAATGACAATACGGCGCTCCTTCTCAATATGAATGCCCTCACTGCAGACCTGAAAATTCTGGAAAATGAAATCAACAAGTAAAAAGGAGACTGATATTTATGTACACCAAGCGCCAGAAAGTCAATATCGACGATACCCGTTTTATCTTTACCACCAACTTCTCCGGCGACCCGGAGCGTGACCGCTTTGGCTCTGACCAGCGCCGTGTCAACGTGGTAATTCCTACCGAGGAGCTCGCGCAGCATCTGCTGGATCTGGGTGTAAAGGTCAAGCAGACCAAGCCGAACCCTGAGCGCACTTACGACGAGCCGTTTGTGCCCACGCTCTACGTGCCGGTCAACATCAAGATGGACTCCAAGTGGCCGCCGCACATCTATTGGGTCACAACTGCTGGCAAGCGCCTGCTCTGCAACGAGGACACCATCAGCCAGCTGGACTTCATCCGTGTCAAGAACGTCTGCCTGCAGGCAAATCTCGTTGAGAAGAGGAACTTCCCTGGCGAGTACAGTCTGTACGCCGATGTGATGTATGTTGAGCAGGATGCTGATGCTGACCCGTATGCGGAGCGCTACGCTCAGTACGCAGAGCCTGCTCCTGAAGTGCCGTTCTAAGGAGGATACTATGGAAAAACTGTTTATCAGCTGTCCGATGCGTGCTCGCACTGCAGAACAGATCCATGCGACTATGGACCAGATGCATAAAATCGCCGAGGCTATTTTCGGCGAAGAACTGGAGGTCATCCCGACTTACTTTGAGGGCACCCCTCCTGAAAATGCCAATGATCGTCTGTGGTATCTGGGTAAATCCATTGAGAAAATGTCCGAGGCGGATTGCTTCATCGGCATTTTCGATGACCAGAAAGATTATGATGGCTGCATCATCGAGAACCATGTCGCCAAACTCTACGGTGTACCGCAGTATCTGGTGAATATTGCGTACGTAGCACCGGACATCATGGAGCGGCGTTTGCAGCATATGGTCTGATGGTATTTATCGAGTGCCGGGGTCGGTCCCCGGTTGAATGATCCAGCCGGTGAGTGCCCACGTCGCAAATGGCGTTCTCAGAGGAAACAGCTCGATTGATATTTTGATTTTGGGAGGTTGAACGTATGAAAGTCTTGAGAATCCAGCCCAAGAAGTATCCTGAAGTTATTGAAATCGACAGCTCGCTCGAATCTCTTCAGAAAGAAGTGGCCGGTCCGATTCAGGCGGTCTACCCGTGGGATGATCCGGTTGCACTTATCTGCAATGAGGAAGGAAAACTGGCCGAAGATTCCTTCAGTAACTGTAACAGAGTGCTTTGTAATGAGATTGGGATTCCCTATGATATTGTTGTTGGAACTTTCCTGATCGTTGGTCTGACCGAGGATGATTTCGGCGATCTGTCACAGGAACTCATTCGGAGGTACGAAAAGCTTTTCCATAACCCGGAAGAGTTTGATTTCTTTACAGATGCTCAGGGAAGAACGCATCTGGACGTTCGCCCCTGTGAACCTGAAGATAACGCGAAATAATCCGCTTCCTTTACAGATGCATGAGAGCTTCGGAGAAATCTGAGGCTCTTTTTATTTTGGGTCAGTAGCTTAGTCTGGCTGAAAGCTGGCAGCTCATAACTGCGTGATCGCGGGTTCAAATCCTGCCTGACCCACCAGAGGTGCAAGCCTTATATTTGAATAAACAAAGGAGAGAACAGCATGAGCGCAAGAAACTATGTCCCGGCAATGGTGAAATGGATGGTCGAGGAAGGTACCAAGAACACCTCCAGCGGCAACTGGATATTCACGAGCGCGGAAATTGCAGAAGCATTTCCTGTAGCCGAAAGCAGCGTGATTGAGATGTTTGGAGTGATCCTGACCGAAGTTTATCAGCATGAAGCTGTGGCGGAAGCAAATGTGAATTTCGAGAGCGACGGTTCGGCGACTTTCGATTTGACCTTCTACACAGATTATTGCCCGAACATCAGTGATGAAACAAAGGCTGGGTGATTTTCATGGGTGATAGCAAAGTTACAAAGCGCTGTGCAAAGTGTGGCGCTGTGATGCACAACGTGTCTGTGGCAAGGAAATACTGCGATTTTTGCAGATTTGGCTATGCAACCAATGACCCGGTACTGCCTTTGGTACATCCGAAGTACACTGGGCCGACTCTGCAGGAAATCATGAGAGAGGCTACCAAGGAGGGGCTTCAGTATGCAGAATATTGTAAAAAACACGGACTGCACTAATCACATAAAGGAACTCTGGAAAGTTTTTACAAAAGAAGGCAAAGAACTTTTTTCCTACACGATTCGCGGTGAAGGTGAAGACGAGGAAGAATGCACCAAACAGCTTTTAGCTTATGAGAATCATTGCTATCCTAACCAGATTCATGTTCACACGGAAATGAGGTGATTGGATGGCGGGTATAACGCTCTATGACTACCAAAAAGATGCGCTAGAACGAATGAAAATCGGATGCATCTTATGTGGTGGTGTAGGAAGCGGAAAATCAAGAACCAGTTTGGCATTTTACTATACGCTCTATGGTGGCACAGTCAACACCAAAAACTACGTTAAGATGCATGATCCACCCGACTTGTGTATTATCACCACTGCGAGGAAGCGCGATACAGGCGAGTGGGAGGAAGAGCTGGCTCATTTCTACATGTCCACCGACAGCAACCTTGATATTTACAATCACAAGGTGGTTGTGGATTCATGGAACAACATCGGAAAGTACACTGGCATGAAAAACGCATTTTTCATTTTCGATGAGCAGCGGGTAGTTGGGGATGGCACTTGGGTAAGATCCTTCCTGAAAATTACAAAAGAAAATAAATGGATTTTGCTCAGTGCCACACCCGGTGACTGCTGGACCGATTATATCCCGGTGTTCGTCGCAAATGGATTCTATAAAAACCGTACCCAGTTTAAAAATGAACATATAGTTTACTCGCGGTTCTCGAAGTATCCGAAAATTGACCGGTATCTGAACACCCAGCGACTGGTACGACTGCGTGAACGGGTGCTTGTAGATATGGACTTTGAGCGACCTACTGTATCTCACCATGAGAATGTTTTTGTCGAGTATGACAAGCCTAAGTATCTGGAAATTTGTAAAACTCGCTGGAACCTGTGGGAAAACAAACCCATTGAGACCGCCAGCGAGTTTTGTTATTTGCTACGGAAACTGGTGAACACAGACCTGACTAGGTCGCAAAAAGTTCTGGATATTTGCATGACCCACCCCAGAGTCATAATCTTCTATAATTTCGATTATGAGCTGGATATTCTCATGAATCTGCCCTATGGCGATGATGCGGAAGTAGCGCAATGGAACGGCCATAAGCACCAGCCAATCCCTGACGGTAAGAAGTGGGTATATCTGGTCCAGTACAATGCAGGTGCAGAAGGTTGGAACTGCATCAAGACCGATACCGTCATATTCTACTCGCAGAACTACTCCTACAAAATTATGGAGCAGGCTGCAGGCAGAATCGACCGGCTGAACACACCTTACAAGAACCTGTTCTACTATCATCTGAAGAGCAGGGCGGGAATTGATCTGGCGATTTCGAGGGCGCTGAACTCGAAGAAAGCGTTTAATGAAAGGAAATTTTATGGCATATAAAAATTGTCCGATGTGCACGAAATATGATTATTGCATGGAAGACGGGCGAGTGTGTGGCGTTACCGAAAAACTCATTGAACAATGGTTTGACGAAAAGCTCGAAGTATTAAACGAGACCCTCGATGTTTGTCGGCAACAATCAGCATTTGAAAATGTTTTTCTCATGCTGTCTGATAGCGATATTGAGGCATTGAAATCGGGAAAGGTTTTGCACTGGGCGGGCGAAACGTTCAAATGCGGAATATTTATTCGATATGAAGGAGTCAAGAAAAATGTGCAACCCATCGAAGAAAAACAATCAAGAAAATCGACCGGATGCTGGAGAGCAGATGTAAGGAGCATAGAACGTTTGGAAATGCGCTGAAAATGTACATTTTTCGCAATCCTACTGAAATCGGCTTGGATTATGTAACATTCTGCGGCAAGGCTGGATATTTCATCGGAGTTTCACTGGAGAAATCTGGTGAGTACAATTTCTTCGGCATTCTTTCGCCGGAGCAGGTATGGGAGGTTGCTTGATGAACCTGTCGAAAAAGCATCTGAAGCAGATTTATAGGCGAAGGAACGGCTTTGGTGGGACTACCGTTATGCTGAGCAAGTTCTTTCATGCCGCGCCGAACAACCGGGCAGATTACAATAAAATGATGGACTGGCGCTGGAGCATGTGCACAAACGTTCGCTACATGATTCCGGGAGAAAAAATTAAGCGGGGCAAAAAAGTAGCTCTGAGACATGAAGGACTTGTTAAGAGTGCTTATTTCTTAAATGCCGGTCTCGCAGATTTAGGAGCGACGATTTTAGATGCTACGTCTAGTATCAACAATTTTACATCAAATTTGAGAGGAGCATTTGAAAAATGAAAGAACTTGAAAAGAAAGTTGCAGAAGCCGAACTCAAAAAGGTTAAAGATGAAATCTTGACGTATACCAACAAAGATGAATTGGCAAATCAGGTCGTTACCCGGACAACTGCCGATCCGGAATTTCGTCACTTTATTGTACTGACGATACGGGCGATTACCCTGATGAGAACGCTGGAGGAAGAAAACAATGATTAAGGATTCTGGAGACCGCACCGAATTTGAAACCGGTGCCAAGCGTGATATGCACGCAGGGAAGGGGCGGATGGACCTTCTGCCCTGGTATGGCATCATGGAGGTCAGCAAGCACTGCGAGGAAGGTGCCATGAAATATGGCGAGCACAATGTGGATAAGGGTATTCCGCTGCATTCGCTGCTGGACAGTGCTTCTCGGCATCTGGCAAAGTACATGGTTGGTATGGACGACGAGGATCACCTGCGCGCTGCCTGCTGGAACCTGCTGTGGGCTCTTAACCAGCGCGTAACGCATCCGGAGTTGGATGATAGGTTTGCGATTGGGCAGGAAAAAGCAATCAAGATTGTTCATTGCCCGGAGTGCCAAATTCCTTTGGCCGATGTATACGGTAAGGTTTGTCCGGACGTTATGTCGAAGGTAAACCTCGATGGTACGATTTCGCTGAAGTGCCCTAAATGCAAGTGCATCAGAATTGTAAAAGTGGGAGATGTCGAATTATGAATGACTGGAAACGCGAAGTGGACTATGCAACCTACTGCCCGAAGTGCGTGAACTTCAAGGTGCTGGAGACGGATGAGCCCTGCAACGAGTGCCTGACGGAGTGTGCGCGGGAGGGGACTGTGAAGCCTGTGAACTTCAAAGAGAAGACGCGGAAATAACAGCTTCCTTTATGGAGGTGATTGACATGGATGAAAGAAAAGAATTCCATCCCGTTAAACTTGAACTTGATGAAAGCGCGAAAAGGATGATATTTGCAGCTAAAATGGTGAGAATTATTACAACGCCAGTTGCATTTCCGATTGCGTGTATTATCGGGGTTTACAAGTGGACATGGAAAACTATCGGTTCAATCTGGTGAAATCATTAAGGCGAGAGCCGTGGAGAAATCTGCGGCTCTTTGTTTTTTATATTTGAAGGGAGATATTTGCATGCAGCACATGAGCATCAAATGTTGCCATTGTGGGGACTATACCCCATTTATCACAGAGGAGAACATTGAAGTTATTCCTCAAGTTAATCTCACAAGAGCCGATATGGATATTTTGGACGATATCGCGGACACATTGGCGGAATGCGGTTACTCGGGTATGTGTGGTTTCTTACACTGGGTTCAGAGCGAAGTGACCAAAATCGTAGAGTATCAGGAGGAACGGTGAACGCTAAATGATATTTGCTGAAGAGGATTTGAACTCTTTGAATGCTATTGCTGGACTATTGGCTTCATTCGGGTGTGATAGTCAGGCTGGCTGTGTGCTTTATATTCAGCATAAAATCGCAAAGACCATGGAGGCTGACGAGAGGAAATGCAGAAATGAGAAACATGTCGAAGAAAACCTGGAAGCTCCGTGTTTGGAGTCACATGACCGAGATGCAGAAGCTGGATGTGTTGCTGAAGCACGCTAAGGTTCCGCATACTTATGGACGCCGTTGGCCAGAGATGGACAGACCGGACAATCAGGAGTTTCTTCCTGGCGGACGGTATGATGGTGGTGAGCAAATTATTGCATATGATGCTGCTGGAAATCGTATCTGGGATGGCATTTGGGGTTGGGGTTCCTATGGCTTTGAGCAGGGGCTTATCGAGGTGATGGGTACGCAGCTGGTTGGCCATGATGATCTTGAGGGCTGGCTCACGGCTCGGCAAGTTATGAAGATGTGGAGGTGCAGGAAATATGCTGCGAAAAATCGCTGATTTTGTCAAAAAGATATTCCGCATGGAGCCGATTCCGACGACGGTTAGCACCCTGCGGGAGGCTTTGCAGGCCTTGGAGGTAGCTCGGAACCACTTCGAGCACTGCGACCCGGAATTTGTGGATGCGGCTATTTTTGAGTTGAACGCTGCGGAGTGCCGGGTGGATGCGGTTAGGAGGTGTGTGGGGTGACAACATTCTATTTTCCAGCTTACAAATGCAGCTTATGCGAACAGAAATTCAATGATGGTCTCTGCTATGTCGGTTTAGCCGATGCTCTAAGTCATGTGCCTGAATTGAAAAAATATGAACCGGTTCACCACTGCGAGCATGGAAATATTGGCTTCGGAAAGTTTGCAGGGTTTGAAAGGGTTGATAAAAATGACTGATGTTTGGACGAAAGTTGGCAAATTTCTTGGCCGAGCTATCGCGCTGACACTTATTTTGTGCGCTTGGGCCATCATTATTGCATTCACGCTGAAGATGCTTTGGTTTATCTGGTTTCGGATTCTGATGTGAGGTGAGAAGGCTATGGACGAGGGAAGAGTGTCATATGAAGAAGCCGTAGAAGCTATCCGGAATTGGATTAAGGCAGTGTACGAATTTTCTGATGATGACGTTGAAACCATCTACGCGAATGGCCGACCTATTGATATGGTAAGAGAACAAACTCGGAATGCCCTTACTACATATGATCTTGAGTATGGCTACAGGGGTCCGGTTGGAAATTTCACGTCGATAGACGATGTTGCTTGGCTGTTGGCGAATTGCGATATCACTTTGCAAGACGCACGAATCTGGTGCGTTAACACCAATCACTCACTGGTTGATATGGAGCAAGCGGTAGGAAGTATTCGATACGGTCAGACAGAAACTACGACCATCCCAGCTTGGTATGAAAAGAAAAGATCTTGGCCGTATCGGTTGGTTGCTTTTCTGAACGAAGTAATTGATATGTTTGTACAAGCTATTACGGAGGATTTCTTATGAAACACACTTTTATCTTTACCTGCACAGACAATGGTGGCGGCTATCAGAACTTTGAAGTCAGGGCGACCGATAAGCAGGAGGCTATTGAAAAGGGTATGAAATTTGCCAAAAAATACGCCTGCGGTGACATCTGCGGAAACTGGGAGTGTAAGTTGAAGAAGGAGGGTAGCGTATGAACGAGGACTTCGGAGCGATTACAATTCTTGCTCCAAAATGCCAGCAGTGTCCCAAAGTGAAATCCTGTGACCATAAACAAATGGCTCATCTCGGATACATAGTTTCACAAAGGGGGCAATGGAAAGAGCCTCAGTCAGCTCGAAATGGCTGATTCACTGATGAAAAGGAGATTTAATTATGAAAATCGTTGAACCTAAGTACGAAATTCTCACTGATATTTCTGAGGGTGGCCCGGGTCTGCTACAAGAGCGAGGATAAGATCACGCCGGATGGGGAGTCGGCGAAGAAGCTGGTGGGCTTTCTGGTGAAGCAAGGGCATGAGGCCATGCTTGAGCATTCTCAGCTGAGCGTGCTGTTCACGTGCGACCGTGGTGTGGCCAATGAGCTGGTGCGGCACCGCATTGCTTCTTTTGCACAGGAGAGCACCCGGTACTGCAACTACTCGAAGGAGAAGTTTGGCGGAGAGCTGACGTTTATCTGGCCTTCTTATATTCGTGGCGAGCAATATTGTGAACTGAACGATAGCGAGGTTACGATTAAGAGTTCGTTCCTTGAAGCCATGACTTATGCCGAAAAGGACTACAAGCTTATGATCGCTAACGGTATGCGTCCCGAACAGGCTCGTTGTGTGCTGCCGCTGTGCCTGAAGACCGAGATCGTGGTGACGGCCAACTACCGTGAGTGGCGCAACATCTTCAAACTGCGTACTCCCGTGGCGGCCCATCCTCAGATGAGAGAACTGATGTGCCCGCTGCTGAAGGAACTGCAGAGCAAGATCCCGGTGGTCTTTGACGATATTTACACGTACTGGCCGAATGATGACCAGACGGGAAATGAAAGTGTGGAGAAGTGATGCGAATTGTGCTGCTCGCAAGCATTATTTTACAAGCTATCGCAATTGGAATGTCTTTTGCTGAGAACATTGGCAAAGAAAAACAGAGAATCATCAGATATACAGGATGGTTCTTGCTTCTGGTTTACATGATATTTGGATGAGGTGATTAACTATGAAAAATCGTATTATTTGTGTTGTTGCATGCCTGATGATGCTCGTGGGCTGTGCGGTTCTGTGTAGCTGCTCCGAAGCGGATAAGGTGAATCGGAATATTTCCAAGCAGGCCAACTACTTTGAAGCTGAGCGCCGGATCACGGTCTATAACGCACGTACGGACAACGTCATCCTTGAAATGGAAGGCGCTATGTCCATCTCGAACAATGATAACAATGAACTTGTGTGTACGGTGAAGACCGGTCCGAACGAGTACAAGAAGAATTATATTTACCTGAACGAGTACACCATGTATGTTGTTGAGGATATCACCGGCACTCATACCGATCCATACCACTATCAGCTCTATTTCCACACGGATATTCTGCCGGACATGGAGGTAAGATCGTGATGACTAAGGAAGAAATCGCCGATATCTATGCCGGGCGCTATGTTGACGGAACGTGGTCGTATACGCAGGCGCTGTACGAGGCGAAAAAGTGTGGGGTTTCAAAAGAAGAATTTGATGCTGAGGTCTTTGCATGGCGAGTAGCTCTCGGTAAGGTTAAGAGGAGCTCGGGACAGCGGTGATAGGATGACTACATATAAATTTGTAGATAAGATGGGAGATGCAAAATGCAGCAGAAAACACATGACTTTCTCGTGAGAATGCAGGTGCCGATGGCGACATTCGGTGGAGATCTCATGGGAGAAGCAATTGATTTCGCTATTCAGGAAATGCGGAATAATCGTTTTGTCACACTGACAGACATTGAAAATGTACTTAGCGATCGTTTTCACTGCAGTGCAAGTTCAGCGGATGCACGGCTTCGCAGGGCACTGTACGTGACTGAGTTTCGGTGTGGAGAGTATCCGAACCCTGAACTTGAGCGGCTTCGGGCCGAATATCGGGTTGATCGGTGGTCTGTGAAACGGTTCATT